CCGTTCTGACGTACGATTGTTCTCGTTCCGCCATTGACTGTTACCGTGACATTTTCAGTTCCTGTAATCGCTCCTATGCCCTGTGCTTCCAAACTTCCATCACAACATTTCTTGGAGTATTTTCCATCTGCACATAAGCATCCTCTTTTACTTCCTGCTTTAGGAGAAGAGTAACTTGGTGTTTTAAATTTCGCCATCTTTAATTATTTGTTTAATTTTTTCGATTAATAAATCCTCTTCAGTCATCTGAGACATCTCTAATTTGTCAGCAAAGTAACCTTCAATAGAGAATCCTTTTACTTTTCCTTCTTTAACGTCTTTCCATACTTCATCATTGTTTACCTTCATTGAAATCATCCAAGTTCCTTTTGGTAAACTGAATCCGTACTTAACCGATTTGTCGTGCTTCTGGTCTTCAATAATCCACGATTCCACAACGCTCATTCCTTCGAGTTTCTTGTCGTGTTCGTATGTAGCGTTATTCTGATTGGAGTTCATTAGGAACAACTCACTCGCTTTGCGTACAGTTTCCTCAGAGAAGTAGATGTAATACTCTTCATTCTTTGCGTTACGTCTGTAGATCTGTTTGTTAGGAACTAATGCTGCTCCCATCAAGATGCGTTTCTCTTGATCAACTTCCTTTAATTCTACTTCGTGTTTTGATAGATGAATGAAGTTCTCCTCAATGGCAGGCGATTCCACTACGGATACCGCATCAATTCCACTCATTGAATCTTTCTCGTCAATTATAAGTTCGATAATTTTATACATAATACTAAAACGATTTATTTAACTAATGTTGCATTTTCAATTCTATTTCGGTCTAATGACTGAGCAGATGTTACATCACCTGATACCACATAAGCCTTTGTTGGTTGTTGTTGTAACTGTGCTAATTGGTTGATACCAGAATTACCTACAACGTTAAAGGATGGTGACATAACAGAACCTGCTCCCGCTCCTCCTCCTCCCATAGATGATTCAACTGAACTGCTTCCTCCATCATATTTTGCTTTATTAATGGCTGCTATTTGCAATGCTCCCATCGCCCCTGCTGCAATACCGAATGGAATACCTGTTGGAATACCTCCACCATTTCGAACCGAGTTAACTACGTTGCTTGCAGTATCAATTATCGTTTGCATAATTCTGAGTTTCTTATCACGTTCAAACATCTTGCGTTTGATTGCGTCCTCTTCCTTGCTCCCTTTCTTTACGTTCTTTAAACGTTCGTTATCTTGTACATTTAATAGGTTATTCAAAGAACCCATTGCTGCAGTAAACGTCTGTGCGTATTTAAACATCAAATCAACTTTTTCTTTCTGAGTGGTTTTCGCTTTCTCAAGTTGTTTCTTTTCTATTGCTTCAATCTCATCTGCCTTAGCCTGCTCAATGATTGCTAACTGCTCTGCGTTTCCTTCAGCTAATGCCTCAAGTGTAAAGTATTTTTGACGTACCAATTCAAGTTGATACTCGTCCTCTGTCATTCCTTTCTTTAATCTATTCTGAAAGTTCTGCTCATCAAGTTCTTCTATCTTTGCTTGGAGTTCTGCTTCTGCTGCGAGTTTAAGTTTCAAAGCCTCTGCTTCTGCAAGTTTCATTTTCTCCAACTCTTCTAATCGATACTTCTCCTCTATTGCTGCAATGTCCTTTTGATGGGCAATGATAATATCTTTATCACTTTGATTTGCCGCATCCGCTTTTGCGTAAAGGTCTTCATAATGGTTGTCTAAGTCCTGAAGTTCTTTTTCTTTTGCACTTGTTATTTTTGATTGACGTTCTGCTTCCTTTGCATCTTTGTATGCAGTAAGTTTCTCGTTGTATTCTTGTAATATTCTTGCTTTTTCTTCCTCCTCATTTTCCGTGTTTTTAACAGAATCAGAACTGGCTTTCTTATCCATTTCTTTAATCTGCAACTTGAATCCATCTAAGTCATTCTTCATTACAAGCAAACTATCTCTGCTCGCTTGTATGTCTTTTTGAGAATCCATTCTCGTTTGTTCAGGGTCAAACAAGAACTTCGATACACTTTCAGAACCCCACTTATTTAGTTTAGTAATTTCAGCATTCAAATCTAATGCAACAATCTTTCCAAATCCTAAAGTTTCAGAAACTTTGTTTGCAGTTTTGATTACCATATCAATTGGAGCAGCAAGTAACCTAAGCCCTACCGCACCAAATTCCATAGCACCACGAATGATGTTTTTGGTTATTTCATAGTTTCTTTTTGCTGCTTTGTATTCTAAATCAGCGGTAATTTCTTTCGACTTTATATCTGCTTTTGTTTTGGAAATTACTGCTTCTAATTGGTTTATCTTTAATTGAAGGATTTCCTTTTCAGATTTACCTTGTAATTTTAAAACGTTATCTTGATTGTTTAACGCAGTAAGTTTACTCTTCTCAACTTCAAGATTTTTTGCCGTTGTAGCATTTATTTTCTTTTGCTCTTCACTTACTCCATTAACTGCTGCCTTGATGTCATCCCAATAAGCAACAACAGTTCCTAATGCAATTACAAGTAATCCAATTCCTGTACTTCCAATCGCACCTTTGATACTTTTAAACGCATCAACGGCAACTGTTTTAACATTTGTAAACGCATCTTTCAATCCACCTAAGGCTTCCAATCCTTGAGTGATAGCCATAGCAGATTGCACCTTCAAAAGTTGTTTCTGTAATGCCTCTGACTCAACTCCAGCCAATCCCATTGCTCCCTCAAACGCAGTAAACGCACCTGATGCTGCATTGATTGCTTGTCCAAATGAAGCAAACTTTGCCTCTGGATTAAACGCATCTGTTAAGTTCTTTGCATCTCCAATTCTATCTTTTAATTCTGCTGCTTTCTTTGCTGCCTTTGATGCCTCTTCAGATGTTGCACCAAATTGGTCAGCCATCTTTGCAACTTCCGCTTGTGCTTCTCTTAGTTGGCTTTTTAAACTACCTATGTTACTCTGTACGTCTAACTCAATTGTCTTTTTTTCAGCCATTGTTTCGTTTTTTTAGTGCTAATTTTCTGCGTTCTTGTCTTGTTATTTTTCTAAATGAGGAAGTGTAAGCGTATTTTCCTTTTGCGATATCTATGTTTTCCGAGATACCGTAGAAGTCATCTACCGATAGCATTGAGATTATGTTCTTTATCATTTCTGTATAATATTTATGTTGGTTAATTCCGTGATTCCTGTATTCAATGTGTAAGTAACATCAATTGGGTAAACAGTTCCTGCAGTATTTGGGGGTAATGTGATGTCAACATACTGAGGTGCATCAATAGTTGTAGGTGCAATTGTGATATCAGGTACAGTTGTGCTGATTTCTGCACTAATCGCTCCGTTAACAAATCCAATAGGAACTGCAATTGTGCCACCTGCTACCCCAACATAAGGTTGATATGTAGAATTTATCATCGGTCTGAAGTCTAAGATCAATTCAAAGTTTACCTCACCTGTTGTTAGGTTGGATTGCATTGAGTTAATGATGTATCGTTTATCTCTAATGAGTAACCTATCGTTTAACTGTAAGCCAGTAAGCAAGCTAATAGGTAGAATTGTTTTCACCTTAACAATCCGTTGCTTTAAGTTGTACAGATTGTATAGGTAACTGAAATAATATGTACCAAATAAGGTTTGTTGCACAGGCTCATTTAACATCGTTGAAATATCAGGTGCGAAGTTCAACGTGTAGTTAGTTAGGTTTGTGTATAAGTCCTGCCCAAACGGTGTGTAGTTTAAAATAATACCTGTTGAACTTCCATCATTAAAATGGAAATCGCAATCTTTGTTATCGTATTGATATAATAGAATCGGCTTCGGAATATACGGAGCAAACTCATTGTTTAGTGAGTATCCAACTTGAAGGTCAGTTCCTGTGAATTTGTTCTGTAGAAGATTCTCAAAAGGTACTTCCAAAGTAAATTCATCTCCATCGTAATTGTACTGATAAGTTGTATCTCCATATTGACGTGAAAATAATTGACTGAATTGTTTGTTTAAGAATGATTCACCTTCTTGATATTTCATTGAAATCTTTTTATAGAGTTTCATTCTATCAATATCAATAGTATTTACATCCGTGAATTCAGAGATATCAACAATAGCACCTTGAGAATACCAATCGTCTAATGGTTCAACTTGATAAACATCTTCAGCAGTTCCGTAACACGTCATATTAAACATCTTCACAATACCACCAAAGAAATCTGCCACTTTCATTTGAGGAGACATTGATGCCAAGTCAGTGTTTACTGTCAATACGTTATTAGCACAGGTAGCATTACAAGTTGCGTATGGAATAAATACCCCTGCAACGTTTGCATATATTGTATATATCACAGATAGGTTTACTGTAACTGCCGTGTTCGCTCTTAATTTGAATTGATATGTATCATCAAGTCCTGTTACGTTCTGAATGATAATAGGAGATAAAGCACCAGTTGTACTAAATCCAATGCTTTGATATAAGTTTCCATTTTGATATACGTCAAGTATTGCACCTGTTGAAGATGAAATTGAATTGACATTAATTGTAATGTAATGCTCGGCATTTGTTAAACTTAAATACTCAAGATGAATAGTATTGTTTGTTAAATCAAAAGCATTACTTGCATCATTTCCTGATGTGGATAAACTTGTAAAATCAACAACCTGTGGTTCAGAAAAAAAGTTAAACTCATTCTTGTTTTTATACCATAAAAATAGTTTTGTAAATCTGTCATCACTTAGAAAGTTACCTGTGAAATCTACTCCGTATTTTGTTTCAATCGCCTCAAATATTTTCGACACACGCACCGCTGGAAATAATTCCTGAAAATGGATATGCCCTGCAGTTTGATGAATGTCGTGAGAAGAGTTTGTTGGTATGGTATAATAATCAGGAGTAATTGTAGTTGGTGCTTGTCCTGAATAAGTCCAAACTCTTTTAGAACTAATCAAAGGATATTTAACATCATATGTGTTAGCGTTATCTTCAATTCTTGCTTTTACTTCTGCACCTGTGTATTCGTGATTTAAAGATGTGTAATCTAAATCGGAAAGTAAGTCCTGTCCAAAGTGGTCTAACAACGTTGTCCCTTCACCATAGAATGTTAGTGTGTAGCTTTCTGCTTTTCCGTTTTTTAGTTTGCTTCCTTCAATTTGAATCTTACCACGCCTAAAGAATGTTAAGTCAATTTCAATGAAAGCATTTCTACGGATGTTGTGGTCAATGCTTGAGTTCACATCTGTCTGATAGAAGTGCTGAAAGATAGCATTGTTATGTGTGGAAGCAGGCACGGTAAAACTCTGTGAGAAGTCTGTGTACGCTTTCGAAATATCGTTGATGTTCTGTTGCGTTGACGTCACTTGAATCTGCTCATCATTGAACAGTTCTATTCTTTGTCCTTCGATGTAGACCTGTACTTTTCTATTCATTAGACAACGGAGTTAATTAGGTCATAAGCGTATTCAAATTCCAGTTGGTAATTAATCATATGGTTGTTGATGCTCTTGAATAGTTCAGTTGATTTCGTGTTTATCTTGACAGGCGATTTGTCTAATAGTATTCTTTCGCTTGCCATTAGTTGTTTAATGACCTCAGAATAACTTTCATCTACCCAATCAGTATTAACCTTAATCTGTTGTTTAAGGTTTGTGTTGAACATTTTTCTTTGCCCTTCCTGTACTGAGTAATTAGGGTATGTAGATTGCATCAAATTGTACTCCGTGTTTTCCATTGATACCGAAGTGTTTGATGCTTTGAAGAACCATTCAGTCTGCCAGCCTCCGTAACGATTTACAAAGTCACATCTTACAGGCGTGTATTTGCATTCTTCTTTTGGTCTAAATGTTGCACTCCAAATCACCCCACTTCCATCAGATATTTCAACTAAGTTTCCATCATTCAAATATGTCGGGTATACCTTTGCCCAATCGTTAACGTTTGAAGTATTCAAAGTTGAGAACTGAGTTGCACCTGTGCTTAGGTTTGTGTATGTAATTGAATGACCAAATGCACCTTCAATTGTAATGTGTCCTGTGTTACCTGTGCCATCTAAATAATAGTAGCTATCAACAGGTGGTGCGTGAACGTATCCAATATCAGCATTGTATCCTTCCGTATAATATCCGAATCCATCGAATGCTCTGCGTGTTTGAGTCAATCCAACTTGAATAAATATTGTGCTAACTTTCTTGTACAGTTTTAAACCTACCCAACACCATTGTGCTGCAGGTGTTACAGGATTCCCCGATGTAACAGATTGCAATTGATTGTGGTCAATGTACTCCCTAATGTATGGAGAAATGTCATAGTATGTTGCAGGTGCATTTGATGAAGGTATCTTCTTGCTTAATGTGTAAGCAGGTGAAGCAGGCATTGGAGTAGTGTTACCATTCCAAAGGAAGATTTCAATTTTCGTTTCAATCTGAGCAGTCTCATTGATTGTAACTATGTAAGGTGAACGTGCAAATATTGCCATTTATTTTTGTGTTAAGTATATTGATTCGTCAAATAGTTTTACTGCATCTAATCCAAATGCTTCGATTAAATTATCAGGTAATTCCTTGAATGCTTTCTCAAATGGTTTGGTAAAGAATAAACTCGGTTTAATTCCGTTCATATATACGCCACGAGCAATCATAAACTGTAGTGATTTCCTTGATGCGAACTTACCTTGTTTTCGTGGAGCAATTCCTTTTCTTACAATCCATTTATCAAATGCTCTTGGAGGAGGCATCTTATCTTTGTAGCTAAACTCAGTATTGTACTTTTTTCGTTTACCACTAACTCCCTTATCTTGAAAGATACCGTAATCTTCCATTGAGAACTCCATCTCAAAAGAGTTTTCGTTTGCCTGTACCCTTCCCTCAATTGAATCGTAAAGTTTACCTCCATCCTTTCCAAGTCGAGATAGGTTTTTCTTAGCCTCCTCAATTACAAAGTCACGAAACTTTTCTAATTCTATTTGAAGTTCTGATTTGGTCATTACTCAATAATTAAGAATGTTGATTCAGTAGGTTGTGGTGCTTGACTAACAGAACCCCAAGATGAAGCCAGTTTTTTATCAACTAAATTATAAGCACTATTTGACCAAGTGTACATCTTCATTGTGTCCTTAGCTACATACAAAATCTTAGCATCTCCCCTTTGAGGAAATGAAGCACGGTTGTTATATTGTTCGTGTTTTTGTGGTAGGTTAATATTGAATGCCATTAGCAGATAGTCATTTCGTTTGGTACTGTTATATCAAATGTCATTGTCCATCCTGCCAAATAGTTCTCAAAGCGTTCTGTAAACGGTTCTAAACTTGGATTCTCTTCGATCACAAATAAACTATCCCATAGGTTACCGTGTAACATCTGCTGATATGCACGGTTTAAAACTGCGTGCTGAGTATTTAGTACATCAAGTTCGTTGTTGTTCTCTTGGAATAAATCAGTCACCTCAACTTTGGAGATATCAACAATATCCATCGCAAGAATAGACACGTTGAATGTTTGTGTATTAGGAGTAAGCGTTGAACTATTCACCATTATGTGAGTTAATGGAAAAATAGTCTGCTTGTTTAAATCCACTTGAAAGATATCTCCCTGTGTTACCGTGTTCACGATAGGGTCTGCATCGAAGTGAGTTTTAAGTTTGTCTAATATTGTGTAGTATCCTGTCATCGTTTTAAATTACGTTCAAATTGTCTGCGTTCGATTTCGTTTTTTTGCTTTTCGAAGACGAGATAGGTGAGACATTTAGTAAGTCTAAGTTCTGTAACTTCGTCAAATCGTGTAATGTCTCCTTTAGCAAGTCCATATATTGACTGATACCATCCCCATCGCTTGGCAAATTGAGTTGTTTCTGAAAAGTCGTTTGCAAGTCCTTGTTCGTCTTCATCTCCTTCTCCAAATAGTTCAGGGTAGCCTGCAATAACTCGTTTCCTAAACTCCAAAAAAAAACACTACTTGCAATCACCACATCCAAAGGTGCAAACTTCATTAAATCTTGGAAGTCAACATTTGGTTCGTACGGAATAATATCGTACTTATCCTTTCGTGTTTTTGCAATCGGGCGATACATTACCGCCATAGCTTTGTGGTAATCTTCCCAACTTGTAAGGTGAGATTCTAAATCAACGTATTCACCAAAAGAGATTGCTTCTAATTCAGGAATGAATCCGAATTCTATTTCAGTTTCATTTGCTTTAATCTTGAATCTGTTTTGAAATGCTGGCTTCTCAGAGAATAACTTACTGAAGTGAAGTATCAACTCATTCAAAGATGTCAGCTTCATTTTAGCAACGTCTTTTAGTTTGATGCCACAGAATATCTCCACCATCTTTTGAGCTACAAATTCATCATCATTGGAATCTGCCTGAACTTTGAGAAAGTCCTGATAGTGTTTAAGTGGAATCTCACTTAGGCTTGAAGGTACGTTGATTTCTAACTTCATAATATTTAAACGATTTATTTATTGTTTTGTTGTACACGAATCATATCATAGGCAGCACATAGCATTTTGAAATGTAAACGCATTTTCATAGGCTCATCAAAGATAATCTTTATTTTCTTTCCTGTCATTACGTAGATGTAATCCTCCACTACTGCCTTGAGCATAGGAAGGTCATCTGATGTTGTATTGTCCATAGTTCTTTTTTAATCCTAAGGTTTCCATCTCGTGATATCTCAGTGCATCTATAGCGTGATTGAAATGGTCAATCGGTACGTTCTTTCTTGTACCGTCTTTTGCTACATCCCAACAGTAACTCCTCAACTCTTTGATTAAGTTTTGGCTATCTGCCGTGACTAAGTATTCTTGACGTTGCATTATGTCAATACCAAACCTAATTGAATCTACTCCTTTTGTTACGCCTTTAATCATTTTGCCAAATCTTCTTATTTCTTCAATAGATTTTGGTTCTGAACTATCAGCATAAATCGGTACACTATTTGGGAGCATATTTGCAATATCAGAGTTTACCATTCCTGTACGGTAGACTACCTCGTTTGCTATCCGTTGACCGTTGTAGTTGTATATCTCAATGATGGATGTAGGATCATTGGTGTATCCAAAGTCTAATCCGATTCCAATTAACTTAGCTTCGGTTGGTATCTTATCAATGGATTTCCAATTGTCAAAGATTACGCCTTCTAAACTTCCTACTTCTCCTAATCCATACACACGCCACCAATTCGCCCAATAAGAACTCGTTGCTGCTTTATCTCGGTTCTTTTCAATCTGAGATACGATTGATTCGTCAAGTGCTTCGTTGTCCTTGTAGGTCAAGATAATGAAATCTGAATCAGGTTCGTCTTTTAGTTCCTTGTGTACCCAAAACTCATTTGCTGGATTAAAGTCAAGGAATACTTCTTTCTTTGTACGGATGGCAAGTTCGTTGTAGGATTCAAAGGTTACATTGTTACACTCGTTGATGTAAAGGATGTCACGTCTTGCTCCTCTGAGTTTAGATGCATCATCTGCTGAGAAGAACTCTATCACGCTACCGTTTCCGAATTCGTACCTGAGAAGTGATTTGTTGAATCGGTCATCTATGTATCTACCTGTCCAACGCATTATCTTTGTGAAGTCTTTTAATGCACCCCTTCTCAAATGTGGAATGGATTCAGCAACAACAGAAACTTCAAGTCCTGCTTGTCGTGTGCATTTATCTATCAGCACAGGTAGAATACCAAACGTCTTTCCTGCGGATGTTCCTCCCTGAATTATTTTAATCCGTTTTTTTAAGGATAGGATTTTATTTATCGCTGTCGTTCTCTTGAACATCGGGGAACAATGGTTGCTCTGTTATGATTGTGCTTTCTACCTTCTCTGTGAGTCCGTTTAATCGTGCAGTTAGACTTGCGTTGTATTGTCCAACCATACCTCCTGAGATTTGGTCTTGTCTGATTTCCCTCCTTATGTGTGCGGAGATAGTGCAAAAATCTTCATATGCTTTATTAGAATTCTCTAAATAGTGACTTACTGTGCATTCAAATTTGTTGTAGCAATACACTTCAAAGCCATCAATGCTGAGTGGACATTCTAAAGGTTCAGCAACCATATCGCCTGAGCGTTGGTTCATTACGTATTTGTAACGTGGATTTTCTTTTACATACTCCTTGTATGCTTTGAACATATCTAATAGTTGTTCAGGTGTATCTATCTTTCTTGGTCTTCCTCTTTGTGCCATAGTTTATTTCGTTTTTTTGTAGTGTTTAAAGTGGTCTAAAAATTCGTTCTCATCTATTTCCTCAACGCACATTAATCCGTCCGCATCAGTTAAGTAAACCACATAGTGAAATCCTTGCTTTGATAGGTACTCTGTTACTTTGTTAGCAGCTTCTATCATTTCTTTTCCGTGATCAACTAAGTAGTATTTCATTTTGGTTTATTCGGTTTCCTCTTCCTTGTATTCCTCCATTACTCGTTGCATCTTAACTACGATTTCTCTTAAGCAACTTGCACACGATGTAGGCTCTTGTCTTACTTTGAAGATACGGTTGTATATCTTTAGGATTTCGTCTTGTTCGCTTGGACGTATCGTGTTTTTGTAAAGCACTTGCGTTTCGTTTAGGTAGTTGTATTCAACTTCAGTCAAGCACTCTGGTTTGTTGTATGGGAACATCGCATTCAACTTTGCTTTGCGTGCATCGCATCCGCAATCATCTCCTGCAATGAACTTAACGAGTTTCTTAATTCCTGTTGCCTCTGTGATTTGTTCTATTGTATCTCCTAATCCTTCAGCTTTCTTTCTTGGTGTTCGTGTTTTTGCCATTTGTTATTTTTTAAAGTGTTCTTTACTTAGTTCTGCTAAATCATTTCTAAGCATTTCTATTTCTTGTTTTAAATCAAAATTATCATTCCATAATTCCTTAATCTTGGCGTCTTTTCTTTTCAATTCATCTATTTTTTGTCCGATGAATGTATTCAATACTTTTAAAACGTGCTTCATAGTTACTTTATTAATTCAAAATCTTCATTTAAATAATCCTCAAAATCTTCTCCAATTGCTTCTCGCAGTCGTTCCTTGCAGTTTTTTAACGTGTTGAATATAGAAGTCAGACTTATATCTGTTTCTTCCGCTATCTCACGCATTGATAATTCTGATTCTCGGTATAGGTTAAACATCTTGATGTCGTACCAATGCCATTTATCCACCTCTTCCTGTATCTTCTGTTCAATTAAATTAAATGCTTCGTGTTTTTCTAAGTTGGTTTCATCGTAACTTAGTTTGATGCATTCGTCAATTGATACGCTTTCTATTTTCTTTGCTCGCAAATGGTCAATGTAAACGCTTCTAAGAATAAGCCACATGATGTTCTTGTTCACAGAGTCAGTTACAATCTTATCTATATGATTTAAACGTATTATTTTGATATATGTTTCTTGAACTATATCCTCTGCAAGGAAGTATTCACCAAAGCTGTTGACTATTCTAAGCCAATCTTTGTGGTGTTTTGCAAGTGTTGAAAGTTTATCCATTGATTAAATTCTAATCAAACATACGATGAAAATCTAAACAGGTAGTAAAAAAGTTTTCAACAATTAAAAAAGCCAGTGGTTAAACTGGCTCTAAATTGTTTAAGTAAATCTCCCTTGAAATGTAGTTGTCTAACTTTACAACAGTGCAGAGTGTTACGTCTTTACCTTGTAGGAATTTGTCTATCTGATATTGATGAAACTTCCCTGTGTTAGATTTTATCTCTTGAACGATTTGATTCCGTGTTTTGGTACGAAGCAACATCACTAATTGCTTTCGCAATCCTCCCTCATCAATGTACATTAGAACGGTAAATCATCTACATCATTTGATACAGGAACTCTTTCCATTGTTTCAGGTGCAACATAAGGTTCTGAGAATGCTGCTGAGAAGAAACTTCCATTCTTTCCTTGTTTAACCCATAACGCAACTTCCATTTCTTTCCCGTTTACGTTTACTTTTCCTTTGTAGTCTGGGTGGTTTGCACTCGTTTTTTTGTCATTTTTAAAGATTGCTCCTGAATTGATTTTGTTTTCCATTGTATATTTATTTAAATTGTTACTAAAATACGCCTCGCCAAATCCATGACACAAGGTTAAAAAATCCGTACAATGCCAATGCTAATACTGACAATGTTACAATAATTGCTAAGTTCTTTTCTTTCATTGTTCTTGTTGTTTAAGGTTATTTACAAATTCTGAAAAATGTTCTGAGGTTGCACTTTCTGCTGACGCACCCCATCTATAAGCATTTCTTAAATCTGCCATACTATATTTATTCTGCTCCTTCTCTATTTCTTTGGCTTGTTCAAAAATTTCTTGCTCCGTTTTAAATTTGGTTTCTCTAAGGCTAATCAAAGCATTTAATTCTTCTCTATAAAATTCTACTGCTGTTTTCATATTAATTATGTTTAGTTTCATTAGGTATTGAATCATCTTCTTGTATTGCTTCCAAAGTTGCTAACTCAGCTTCTAATGTAGTAAGTTGTGCTCTTAAGATTTGAAATTGTCTTTGTTTATCTGCTATGTGTAGTTTTACATCATAGATTGCTCTTTCTATTTTATTCATTGTTCTTGTTGTTTAAAGGTTAACCTACTTCTCTTAATAATAAAAACAATTGCATCTCTCCCCAATTATCAAAAAATGCAGTAATTCCTTCTACAGAACTTGATTCTAAATCAATACCACATCCAATCATTATCCAATGCCCTTCACTACATTTACAATTATCTATATTACAGCCTCCATTTTTTTGTGACATTCTTATCATAGGTGTAATAATAACTGCTCCATTTTCTTCTCCAAATTCATTTATTACTATTCCGTTAGGAGTAACATTATTATACTTCCATTTTTCTATTCTCATTGTTCTTGTTGTTTATTTGTAATATTTTATTTTGGGATTGTTCCATATCCACAACAATATGGGCAACCACCGCCTTGACATTGTGGGCAAGGATATGTTTCAGTTTCTTGTTGTTTAAAGGTTTCATTGTTACTATTGTTTTCTTGTATAAAGTTGTTATACCATTTTACTACATTTAGAAATGAATCATTTTCACTTACTTCACGTTCTTTATATAGGCAATGTCTTGCAAAATCAAATATTATTTGCTTCTCCATTTCAATTGCTTCTGACCATTCATTTGGTGAAATGTATTCTTTTTCTAACCAAATGTTAAATAATTTTTCTACTGCTGTTTTCATTGTTCTTGTTGTTTAGTTTACATTTCGTGTTTAGATATGTGGCAATTTTTACCCCTTATCCTTGTCAATTAGTTTCATTATTGCGTCGTTTTGCTTCTTAGTCATTTCCTCCATTAATAGGTCTACAAATGGCTTATTGTATTCGTCTTTTAGTCGTTCCAAGTAAAGCACAAAGTCCATTGCTTCTTCTTGTGCGTGTGTAAGCCATTCTAACGTGCTTAAATCGTTTCTTTCAAGCGTTGTGTTGTACTTGTTTATTCCTACTTGTGAACGTTCATTAAAACGTGCTAAAACACGTAATACTATTTTATCTTCTATTTGCTGTTTCATTGTTCCGTATTTTCGTCATCAATTTCTATTTCTTGTAAACAGCACTCAAGCAAATGAATGCTTCCTTTGTATACGTACTGCATATCTTTTAAATCCATTAAAATCTTAATAGCATTTAAAAAATGTATTGCTTCGCTCACTTCTTTTGTTGTTCTTTTCATAAGAAATTTATTAAGGTGTTGTAATATTCTCTGCAAAGCTCTACTTGCTCCTTGATTCTTTCAATCACTGCTTCGTCTTTCTGTACATAAAAGACCTTAACTCTGCGATTCTTTGGAATGTGACTAAAGATATGTTTCTTTTGTATTTCGTCTCTTAGGTCTAAACTTTCCTCCATTAGATTCAACTTCCAGTGAGCACGTCTTACTTCGTCTTCAACCATAAGTTCAGGCGTATCAACTAAACAATAACAAAGCATTGATTGTTGTTTACCTGTTAGCCACATATAACCCTGCAGTTGGTAAAAGTAATCCTTTGTTGGTATCTCAGTTTCAAAGAATGGAAACGTTGTGCCATCCCAAGAGCTTTTAACATCCAATAAAACTTCTTCCGTGTTTACATCGGGAGTGCCTGTAATCCAATCGTTTTCAAAAAACTCCTCATTCTTGTAAATGAATCCAACATCAAGCACTTCGTTTACTAAGTTGATTGATTCGTTTTCAACTTCGTTTCCTTTGTCAGTGTAACGTGAACTAAATTCTTTTCTGATTCCGTATTTATCCTGCAATACTAACTCGTGAATGTAAGTCTTTGCAGTCTGTGAAAGCACCTCACTCTTATTGCGAGGTGCTGACATTATTTTACCTATAGCAGAGCATCTAACTTTCATAACGTGTTCAGTATATCAATTTGACCATCTGTTAAAGAAAACTTATCTTCTAATGATTGACGTGTTATCTTTCCATCATTTAATGCTTTGACTGCATCTTGAAATCTTTTAGCATCTAAAGTTTGTTTCTTTGGTTGTGAAGGTGTGTTATCTTTTGAATCGGGATCTGATTCCGTTTCGTCAATTAAGAACAATCCGTTTAAAGCATATTTTCGTGCATAACTTGATGCAGTTCCTGTACATTGCTCAGAGGACATTCCTTTGTGTTCTCCAAGCTCTGCGAATCCGTTTGAATGAATTACACTATCAGCATCAAAAAGAGTAGCAGTAGCCTTTAAAAATAGTTTGTTGCCTACATTGATAATCTCATCACTTAAAGTTAATGTAATTTGGTGTTTTTGTAACACGGGTTTTAAAGATTCAAGAATCTGCTCTGCACTTCTGTATTTATACTTACCGAATGCGTTAAAGCTACCTTTTGGACATTTTAATTCTGACTGAATACTAAGCAATTTTTTCATAGCGATTTGTTTTAAATTAGATACAAATATAATACTTTATATTAAACTATTCACTTTTGTTTTATATTTTTTTATGATTTCTTTTAGTTCGTCTTTTGTAAATTTGCGTGTTACTCTTGCTTTGGCTTCTAATTGACTGAATCGTTCTGCTCCAATCTTAGTTATTAGGTTTGCTCTATACTCAATTAGGTTACCTGATAAGAAACTATTGCACCTTTCACATTGAACATGAACATTATCCTCATCAAATCGAACATTCCAGTGGTTGTTAGCGTTCCAAAAATGTCCTGCATTAGATTTCTTAGGTATATTTTTACAAGATATGCAAGTTTCGTTTTTATCTCGTTCACGGATATACTTATTGAATACAATCTGAGCTGCCTTTACAATGTCCTGCACTGTTTCTAACTCAGCTTTCATTTTCTTTTTCGTCTTTTGCCATTGTTTTAATTTGATTTCATCAGAGAAAGCTCGTAAGCAAATAGATTCTGTGCAGTATTTCATGTTAAATCTGATAGGTTCAAACTTTTGTTTGCAGTTTTTACATCTTGGCATCAGTCTAAATTTATTGTTTCGTCAATCCATTGTCTAAATAGCAACTGCAACTGCACCTGTTGCTCGTATATTTCTTCTCTGTTTTCACCATATACTTGCAGAACTTGATTATCTACTCTGCGTATTTCTTCTACAAGAATATTTGCCTTTCTTTTTAATCCCTGTTTAAATACATACTGTTCATTAAGGTCATCAATGAAGTCTGCTAATACTGGAAGCACTGCTGATAGTGCTACTAACTTTTTCTCTTTAATCATTTTTAAAATAGTTTTTGTTGGTTTGTATGGTTTTTAATTCTTTGTATCGCTTTTTCGTAGTATTCGGAGTCAAGCTCACAGGCAGTTAATTCAAATCCGTAATCGTGGCAAGCTATTGCAATTGAACCTGAACCTAAATGTGTGTCAAGTATTTTGTAATTTTCTTTTGCGTACTTATCAAGAATCCATTTGTAAAGTTTATACGGTTTTTCAGTAGGATGGAAAGTATTTTGAGAAATTAATGAAGCTCTATTAATCTGTATTTGACGAGTAACAGAATTTAAAGAAGTCCATGCCATTTCACCATCAGACATTGTTAAATCGTTTTGTCCTTTATACCAAAAAATCCATGCTTTAGTTGGTTGCAAAAATTCGGTAAAATAATTACCCCCCCAAATAATTTGGTTTTTTGATACTCGTTTTAATTCATTAAAATACTCCTTACTTGGTATTGAACTATCCCATTTTTTTTGAGTGTGTGATTTTCTGTTATGCTTAGGATTTTTATTAATGCTTTTTTTTTGTCCATCAATACCTAAACCATAAGGTGGGTCTACTATAGCCAAGTCAAAATAGTTGTCGGGGTAACGAGCCATCAACTCCATATTATCCTCGTTTGTTATTGTTATTTTATCAGTTACTTTCATAGCTCAATATCTTTATATTTTAATTCATGTTCTAATTCTTCAATTCGTTTTTTCAATTCTCCGTTTATATGCAAGCATCTGTTGATTTCTCTTCCTTGCAATCGAAGCTCTGTTTCAAGTTCTTTAATTGCTAACTGAATCTGCTTTAAATCGTTCTCTGTGTCTTTTGCTCCGTTGATGAATGCAACTGCATCAGGCTTTCTTTCTTCTAAATCTTCTCTTGTTAGTTTCACTTTCCAAATGTTCTTTTGAATGAGTGATTTTATGTGTAGTAATTTTAATCCGATGTCCATTAGAAATTCGTGTTTTGTTTAATACTGTTTAACTTTTGTTCAATCATAGTGATTTGTTTAGGTGGCTTTGGTCTATGCTCTTTCAATGGGTCTTTTCCGTTAATTGTAAATCCTAATCCGCTATTGAAATCACACATAATAAAATCATCTAATGCAGTAATCTTTCCTCCTGTATCTGTGTCCTTAACTTTCTCTACTGAAATCAAAGTTACAAATTTCATTGTTTCGTGTTTTACTAAGCGATGGATAACAAACATATCATCACATCTATTCAAGAATGCTTTACCTCCTTCAATATGGTCTTTCATTGGTGGCTTCAAATGTCCTTTCCAATGATGTGAATCAGCATATATATTTCCAGCTCTTCCTGATTCCGTATTTGGATGCGTGTTTATGTAGACTGATTTACCTGTTTCATTTACAAATTGACGTGCAGTATTTAGGAATTTGTAGTTTCCTTCATATCCCATTTCTCGGTCAAGTCCCGTGTATGGGTCTATCAAACAAGCATGAGCATCAGACTTTTTAAATATCTCGAATAACTCCATCGGTTTATACAATTTAGAGTTATCAACAAAGTCAAAGAACTGTTCCAGGTAAGTTGAGTAACTGAGAATCTGTTGCTCGTTTAGTTCTTTGTATGGCTTTCCTGAATAGATTTGAATCATGTCTCTTAGTATTTGTCCATATTGATTCTCACCTGACCATAGAATAAAACGTATTCCGTGCTTTAATGCCAAAGAAAGAAAGTACCAATTAATCCAATACGTCTTTCCAACGTTGTCATGCCCTAAAATGATTGTAAGTTGTTTAGGTTTATATCTTAGGTTATCATCTAAGTTGCAATCTAATCCCAATCCTTGTTTAATTCTTCCTGCTTTGTAGTCCAACAGATACTGTTGTGAACTTCCCTTACTTAATATATCCATATGCTCTTGCTTTTTCTACTAATGGGTCGTAAATCATTTCTTGCTTTGGATTCATTTTAGCAAGCCATTTTGTAGCTGTCAAATATAGTGAAGTATATTTCTTATTGCCTTTGTAATTTTCTATGGAATCTAAAACTTCATCAATTTGTTCTATTGAATATTTCTCAAGCAACTTTTCAACTTCCTGATTTGATATAGATAATTGAGCGAATGCTCTATATATACTATCATTTACATTAACATTAACATTATCAGCTATTTTTGCTATATCATTTATGCGTTTGCTATCGTTTGCCATCTCTTGCCATCGTTTGTTAGCTCCTGCTATTCCTGCTTCGCTTCTCTTAACTCGCTTTTCCTCAAATAGTTTAAGGTCACGTTTCAACTGTTGCTTGATTGGTTCGAAAGCTATCTCAATCATCAAGTCATCACTGGTTGGATTTTCATCGCTAACATAAGAATAAATGTGTTTAATTAATTTACCTGCAATTTCATCAGGAAGTTTGTTCCATAAGTCCTTTTGGTCAACGTAAAGGATAAACGATTTTTTGTCTTTTGCCATTGCAAATATTTAAGTAATAAAAAAGCCACTTTAAATCCCAAGCATCCGACCTCTTGTTCATTAAAATGGCTCAATAATACCTTAGCGTTTATAATGTCGGATGAACGCGTGTACAAATATAACGTATTTATTCAATTATTGTTTTGTAATCATCATAATAATTTTCTTTAATTCGTCTTTTTATTATTCTCAAATCGTATAACTTATTACAATACATAATATCTTCAACTAAATTACGCTTTGGAGGCTCAAATTTCAATCCTGTTAATTCAGCAACGTAATCACTAATTTCAGTTGAATAAATGTCAGCATATAACTCAGACATTATTTTGTGAGTCTTTATGTTGTGAATAACTGAAGCATGGTGTTGATTAAACATTTCACCTATTTGCCTGAAATTCATCCCCAATTCTCTTAGCTTACTTTGTAAATAACATTTACGATAAATTATTTCTCGTTTTCTGTTGCGTGCATTCAAACCATCTCGTTCAATTAGATAGTTTATTTTATCTATAAACTCACTCATTTGTTAGATTTTAAAACATCAAATTGTTCTATTTCAAAACTACCCATATTAAAACGTCCTGTTTCGATTAAGTCCATTTTCTTCCAGTACGCTAAACTTTTGGATGTAAATATCCACTCCTGTACTGTTGCCATTCCTATTTTATAAATTAGTTTGTATCTCATAAATTTTCTATTTCTTGTTTAACTTCCCTATAATATTCCGTAACATTCCTATTTTGCCAATGGTGTTCATCTAAAGCCTCAAATATCTCATCAACTGCAATCAATGCACATTGTTTTGATATCATCTTATGCCACCATCCATTAAACATTTTATGTCTTTTTAACCTTAAGTATTTCAATACTAACTCTTCCGCTTTTTCTTTTGGTGTCATATCCATTTTTTATAGTTAATAATAATTAAAATAAACATCCATATGTACATAGGTAGCACTATATAAACGTGGACAAACTCAACAAATTTTCTTTCATTTTTTTTCATATTATTTCAGCTTTATAATTCCAAAAATTAACAAGATTTTCTTCAATTGGTGCTATATCATCTATATCAGTATATTGAAAATCATATGCTGTAAACTTTCCACGATTATCAACTTCACCATAACACCAAGTTCCGCCTTTAGGTTTAGATGGGTCCTCTACCCATATTCTTATTTTAACCTGTTCTTTCATAACTTCTCATTGAATTTTATCTCACATATTCTCTTGTACAGTTCCTCATTAAATGTACCTCTAATTGTTTCGTGTGATGATTTACCCGTCCAGAATCGAATCATCCTTTGTAGTTTAAATACCATATTCATAAAAATTATTGTGTATAATCTTATCTATAAGCTCAATCATTTCATCAAACAGGAATCCTTCCTCTCTTCTCATATGTTCGATTTGTGATAATAGCCATTGTTCATACTGCTTCGTTGTTTCCATTTGATGAATGCCATCCTTTCCTTCAATCCACCATTCTGCTTTTTTAATATTGATATCCAACTCAAGCCATTCGAAATCGTGTTTCCCTGCAGTTTCAGTCCAGAACCACCAATCACAAATAACATAAAAAACAACATCACCTCGTTCGTAAGATATCCACATTTCATTTTTGCTGTATTCGATTTCCATAGCGTTTAGTTTTTAGTGAATAGTTTTCCGTATTGCTCTAATACAGGCGATTGAACGTGCTTAGCTTCGATTACAGGCTCTTCATTCGTTTCTGAATAGTTTGGTTGTGTAACGGTAAAATAACCCACTACAGTGAATACTAATGATAATGCAAATAAAGTTCCTAAAATGTCCTTTTGTGTTTCGTTTAAATTTTTCATAGTCCTAAAGATTTTACTAATTTATTAACTGTACTCCATCGTGTAATCGCAGATTGAGTTATTTCATTGTCTAACCCTAATAATGCAATGGCTTGCTGAACTGCTTCGTATAATGCTTTTTCTTCAAGCATAATTACGTTAATCATTTCTTGTTTTTTCATAGCGTTTAATTTTGTTTTGTGAACTAATTATATGCAAATATAGAAATAAGGTTTCAATTATCAACAAATTATTTTTAAAAGGCTTGATTTTACTGGGAAAATTTATACCCGAAAAGGTATTAATGTAAAGAAATAAAGGTTATTTATACCCGAATGGGTACAAAAAAAGGGTTAACGCTTTCAACTGTCAACCCTTTCTTAAAACCTAATTAGCTATGAAAGCACAAATATACTAAAATATGTGAGTAATTCGGCAGACCTGCCCAAAATCTTTATGATGAAGGAATCCCTCTACTGCTTTGGGTGAATGTTGGTATCCATTTCTGTGATGCCATGAGTCAGTTCCTGATGGTGAACGTAATGATTCAATACAAACTGACATTATATCTTTACTTGTTTTATGGTGAACGTGATGCGTATAAACATACCTATGCTTAGATAAGCTCCATTCATGCGGAAACTCGGTTGCTAACAATAAAGGTAGGTCTCCGTGTTTTGCTCCATCTCCATGTGTAGTTCCAATTAGATTCTTTCCGTACAAGAACCCTTTCCGATGAGCAATAGAGCAATCAAAAGTAATGTTATCACAATCTTTAAACCATGTTTGTATAACATCTGCCAAAAAGAATCCGTGTGTGTAATCGTGATTGGAAGGATTAAAAGTAAAGTGAACATCAGCAACTGCCAATAGTGTTTCAAGGATGTCAACATATAATTGTTTTGCGATTAGAAAATTAGAATACCACATACCATCCGTGTCCTGTGGAGTTCCTGAAGTAGTTTGGCGTTTAGGAGTATCAATGTGAAGGATGTCGTTTCCGCCTATAAAAAGAATCTTATCAATGTTAAACCCTGAGCTTTTATCTAAGATGCCTTGAACACCTTCTTTAACACGTTGAACTGCAATCTGATTGTTATAGTCCTCACCTGTTTCAAATGCTTCACATAGTTTTCCGATATGAATGTCGGCAGGGTCAACTACTAACAAGTGACCATCTGTTGAAGGATTACGAAAGATTGTTGGGTATTCAGGTTTAAATTCTCGAATGTCATTTAAGATTGCTTCCTGTAATTCCTTGTAATTTGTTTCCTCTGCTTCTTTGAAGTTTGGATTCTTAAAGAATAAAGATGCGTGCTTGTTTTTAATCCATCCGTGTTTTACATCCTTGTCATCTAATCCAAGTCCATTGGATTCTAATTTGATTGCCCTATATGAATTTAAGATTTCTATCTCATCTTCCTGCAATCTAAAGCGTGTCTGTTTATTCATTTGAATAGTTTAGGTAGAAGTTTTAACCTACTTCTAAAGGTTTCACTCAAAGATAACCGTAAAAGGAATCCAAGAATAAATGCAATAATAACAAAAATCCAACGAGTTTTGTATTTTGTGATGTATTTGTTTTGAAACTTTACCTTTTGAACCTCAGCATTAACTACTTTCACTCTTTCTTTATATTCAATCTTTGTTTCAAATCGTGTTTTAGGCACATAAGATGTCTTGTAACGCACTATCGTATCTTTCTGAACAATTACCTTCTCCCAAAAAATAGAGTCTCTTAAAACGTACGGAATTGAATCTATTGAACTAATCGTAATTGTATCTCCGATTTCATCACAACGATAACCCTTGCTGATTGCTTTACGCAGATGGTAATTAGCTGAGCAGGACGCAAGTAATAAAACTAAGATTAGGTATCTCATAGATTTTTAAGCATTTCAATTACTCGTGGACAAGGGTACATATCTGATTTGTCTTTACGAACTGAGTTGTGTGTAAAGATTCCTTTGTTTCCTTTGAATGCTTCTTTGTCAATTGACCATATTTCGCTTCTGTAGTCTTTAGGAATGTCGTAAGTTTCGCAAAGGTAAACTACTAATTGACGAAGCGATTCGATTTGTGCATCAGAGTATTTGTACCAATACTTATAACCTTTGTATGGAGTTTCTAATTCAGTAACGTAAGATGGATTAACAACGCCACCTGCATAGTTATAAAACTTGTCGCCTTTCTTTTTTAGATAACCCCAGTTGCATACTTCGATACCAACTGATAGTTTGTTTAGGTTTGAATACTTAGCACCATTACGAGCAAAATCTTCTTGGTCAATTCCTAAATGCCACGCCCAATGCTTAGAAGAAAAGCACTGTACAATAGTTCCGTTTTCACCAATGATAAAAGCAGTTGCAATTCTTGAATCGTTTCCATTCCAATATCTACTCACCCCTTCAGCATTTCCATTTCCTGCCGTGTGGTGCAAATAGATTTGTGTCTTAGGTGAAGCCTCAGCAAAATACTGATTGTCACTTAAGCGAACTTGCTTAATTGCTTGGATGTCTAATTTTTTCATTTTATTTCGTCTAATTGTTCTTTGCTACGTTTCAAAAACTTTATGAACCTATCCCAAACGTTAACTCCTGTAACAGAGAAATAACTTTCGTTGATGCTTTTGATTTCCGTGAATACGCAGAACGTTGTGAATGCTTTGGTCAATACTAAATCAATTGCAATGAAGTGTCCTAATAAATCAGCTACAACGTATTTCTCTAAAAGAAAGATAAACACGATAGCACCTGAGTAAAGTAAAGACTTACTGATAGTGTGAGATAATCTTCTGCTTCTAATTGATGCCCATCCGTTTTTTTTCACGCTTCTCCAGATACCGAAAAACGTATCCAATATGATAAACAAAATAGCAATAATTACTAAAGGTTTTACAGGTGCTAATATAGTCAGCACAGAGAAAGCAAATATTGACAATTTAGTTTTCATTTTTAATTGAGTTTAAAGCATCTAAAATAAATACTATATCCTTCAAAGAATAGATACCTTTTTGAACTGCTACGTCAATAGCCTGTTCAATTACCTCAATTGCTTGATTCTTATCCATTGATTATTGCATTGATTGCAGATGTTTGCTCAGATGTCAAAGCATTTACAAACCATTCTTTACTCATCATAACAATAAGATGTTCAACGTTTCTTGAAATCGTATCTAAGTCATCTTGTGTTTTGTCAGTCTTTGCGTTCAATTCGTTAACTAAATTAACGCTATCAAATGCAGCGTTTACGCTTTGTAGTATTTCGTTTTCCATTATGCTAAAAGTATTTTTTGAACTGTTCCGTTAATTATTACTTCCCAATATTTTGACGAAGTGTTTATTTGTGATGCTACTGTTCCTGCAGGATAAATAGAACTGCCAATTGCTATTTGTCCAGTTCCTACAACAATGTTGCACCCGATAGCTATACCTCCAGAATCAGCAGTTGAAAAAGCACCAAGAGCAACGCTGCCTTCACCTACAAAAGTATTGAAACCTACTGCTGTTCCAAACATTGTAGAACCTGTTAAAACATTACCGCCAATACAAACATTCAATTGACCAGTTACGTTGTCAGAACCAGCACCATTTCCAATTATTATATTACTGGAAGCAGTTGTTGCAAATTTATGTGCAGTTGCTCCAATTGCTATATTATTGCTTCCTGTTGTAAGTGAAGATTGTGTATCATACCCGATTGCTACATTTGAACTTCCTGTTGTTGCAGCACCTAAGGCTTCTGAACCAATTGCCACATTGCTTTGAGCAGTTGTTGAAGCATCCGAAGCATTACGTCCTACTATTGTATTGTTTGCTCCCGAAGTATTACTCTTTAACGCACCATCACCGAATGAAGTGTTAGATGCAATGTTTCCTTTTCCGTTATTCCAAAGAGTTAAATCCGTTGCATTGGTTTCAATCATTGAAGGCAAACTTCCACCAAAGTTGGAAACTGCTACTTTTTTTGTTACTCCTCCCTGTACGATTGGAACTGTTTCTGTACCTGCAAGGGGAGTTGTTGCAGATGTTAGTTCCGAAATTTTTACTTCAGCCATATTTTATTTTTTTATCTTTCTAATAATGTTTCACCACTCCAAGAGTTGTCGTATATACTTCCAAATCCACCTGCATTAAATGTAGTTTCAGTTACTAATAATGAATCATCTTCTGCTGCCATAAACAATGAACTTTCTGTTAGTATGTTTGTTACTTCTAATCCGTTAATTTGTCCATCAGCACCCCAACTTATTGTGTTAAGAACGCCTTCACCCCATCCAATGTTATTTGCCATCTTTCTTTATCTTATTAAGAAACGTCTTTAATTTGTTTATGTTTTCTTTCTTAGGTGTGTAAATTCGTTTTTTCATAGATACCATCCGATATAATTATTATTTGAGTCAGGGTACATATCGTTGTTTACGTTCGCACGGTACTCAGGGAAAATGTCGTTATTGAAACTCATATAACTTATAAATCGCTCTGTGTAGTGTTGTGCAATTGAGCGCTCTTTTTCCAATAGGTAATCCACTTCGTTTTTATCTACGTTCTCAGAGTTCTCAGATGAATGCTTGTAAACTCCTTTGTTTGCAATTGTGTAAGCTGCGAATGGTAAGTATTCAACCATTGCCCAATGTATAAGCATAGGTTTAACGTATGTTTCAACAAGTGATTCATAGTTACCTGTCAATGTATTTGCAATGATGTCCGCTTGTAGTTTCTCGAATAGCTTAGAACCTAAGTAGTTTTGGATATGAATGTCCTGTGCAATCTTTACAAACTGAATGAATTTATCAGTATCAACGTTACCATTTAACGCAGTAAATTTAACGATGTCGTTTCTTGTTATGAATAAAGCCTCTGCTGCCATTATTTCCCGTAAGTTTTATTAGTTGGTAAAAATCCGTTATAAGGCATATCAACAGGACGCTTTGAAACTAAGTTATTGTTCTTGATAACGTATCCGTATTTTTCTGCTTTTTTACCAGCAATTTGTTTAGCCTTTGGCGATTTAACATCTATTCCACGTCCTTCAAAATTAGCATATACTTGCTTATTCCATCTGTGGTGACAGTTACCACCGCCTTTGTACTTCCAAATGTCGTATTGATTTGCTCCTTCTGGTCCCCATCCTTCATTAACTGTCTGAGAATTCATTCTGATAATGTCCTCTTTACGGTAAACTTTCTTAGCACCCATCATTTTCTTGCAGAATTCACGAGATTTAGAAGATGTTTCACCTGCGTAAACATAACGTGTAATGAATCTAACTCCATCAATATCTTCATCCTGCTCTGATTTAGCATTAGGATTTGCAGTACCTGTGGAAACAAAGTTATATATCTTGCTTAATAAAGACGTTTTAGGCTCTTTTGAGAGCATATCGTTCTCCTCATCATCGTTATCATAGTCAACTTCAAATTCATCTATTAGAAGCCAATCTGCATTAGGCTCTTCACCTAAGTCAATCAATGCATCTGCAATCTTATTATCTAAATCTGAATCAGCACTTAGATGTGTGCAAAGCATTTCAGCAGGTAAATCACTTCCACCTGTTTCAGCAGGCAATCCAACGATGCTTCTGATTTCATTTGGAGTAAGTGTTTCGATTACTTTGTTTGCTACTAATGGAGAAAGGTTATTGATTGAATCAAGCAATCTTCTCTTCTCGTTGTTAGTTGTTAAATCTCCACTTGAATCTAAAGGATTTAAAGCATCAAAGTAAAGGTTTAAAGATATCTGATTGTAGTGTAATACTTGTTCGAATGCCTGAATCAATTCGTGTTGTAGTGGTTTTACCACCATATTTTCAAACAAGATTTGCGAGTTTCTTAATTCATCTGCATTAGAACTGAATCCATTTGATGAAGTAACTCCAAATAATAGTGGAGAAGTTACGTTATGACCTAACATAATCTTACGTAAACATTCCTCAGAAAGATATGTGTAGTGTTCAGGTGCATCGTTTAATGGAATATCTTCAACTGTTGTCTTAGATTCTGCATTGTCATTGAACGCAACGATTACTTTTTGACCTCTTGAACCTGTTAGCTTGTTTAATACCTTAGATGTTATGATTGATTGTTGCTCTTCAGTAGGCACTCCATTGTTGAAGTTAACTACCTTAGTTCCTGAAAAACCATTTTGCACTTCATTGATTAAGTAATCTGCTATCTCCTCCTCAAGTAATGCATAAGGTAACGCACCTTGATAGTCAGGATAAGCATAATACTTCATTCCAACTGCATAAGGTTTTGAGAATAGAATCTCTACCTTTTCTTTTGAGTATCCAAATGCAGGAATGCGTTTTGGTTCGAACTTCTTAGTATCACTCCAATCATCAGAGTAGTAATATGCTTCAATTTCTCCATCTTTATTGCACTTCTCAGCACGCAATAAGTTCACAGGCATATGATAAGCCTTTAAAATCTTATCGTGTTTATCGTTGTAGTGTACTTGGATAGCAAACTGCCCTAACATTTTTCTGTCAAGTACCATTTTACGCACGCAATCACTATTGAATAAAGCCATCATTTGAGCATACTCGTTTGGCTTTCTGCTTGCATCTAATGCTCTTAATCCTTTTCCGTAAACTAAGCGAGAAATGTTATTTATAATTGCTGAGTTCGTTGTTGAGTTCGTGTATCTGTCAATTAAGAAAGAATAGAAATCGTTCGAATCGCCAAAATCAACCCAATTATCACGCTTGGATTCTTGGATTGTAGGCGTTGTATAAGCACTCAGACTTAAAATATGTACGTTATCACTCATATACTATGAATTCGTTTGTTGTATTGTTTGATATGTATTGTCCATCATTCACAGAGAATTCGGATATTGTTTGATCAGTACAGAAAATCTTATCCTTATGACAGATAGTTGTTCCGTTTTTTAATAGTAAAGTGTATCCGTGATTTTCTACAAGTGCAAAGGTTGCAGTAATCGTGTTTGCATATCCACCTTGAGTTGAACTTGTGATTGCAACTGTTGTTGTTACGTTCGTCTGCTCATCAGTAATTGACATCGTTGTGTAATTCTCAAATCTTGGAATGAAACTAAATGTTTGTGCTGAAGTAGATGTTGTTAATACTATCATATCTATTAAACGACAAAAGAAAGAAAACGTTTTAAAATAGAAAAGGGAAGCCGAAGCCTCCCTAATCACGCTATGAAAAAAGTATTACTATGAATTAACGATAGTAGCAGTTCCGAATACATCACCAGCACCACCTGCTAAGTCTGCCTCAGTAGCACAGTCTAACAAGTTAGCTAATAATTTCTCAGTTCCAACGAAAGTCAAAGTGTATCCGTTTAAGTCACCCATTGCAGTACCATTAGATACGTTTGCAGTAGTTAACTCCATTCCGTGTTCTAAACCTGCAAGAAAGAATTGGTTGTTACGGTTTTTGATAACGATGTTTGGACGTCCGTAAGATAATAACTTAACATTTTTGTGTGTAGCAGCATCTTGTTTTTTAAGCGTAACTGTTAAAGTTTGCTCAACAAAAGATGTTCCGTTTTCACGAGATGAAGTGATTACTTGGTCGAACGTGTTTGTTCCTTTTAATTCATATTTGTACAATGATGTTACGTTAGCAACATCAGATATAGTATCTGTTCCTGTTACATAAGTAACATCTGTTGGGTAAGCATAGTCTCCGTAATTAATGAAGTAGATAGCGTCAATTCCACCTACTGCATCTTTACATACTTCTAATCTACCGTTTGCAATATCACAAGCCATTTTTTTATATTTTATAAGTTAAACAAAAAAGGGAAGGCATTTGACCTCCCCTTTCAATTAGTGTCTGTTAATATTAGTTAGCAGAGTTTGTGATTCCGTATGTTACCATATCCTCAGCAAAACCATATTTCGCATCAGCAGTAAAACGCATAATTACACGAACGTTTTCAGAACCATCCAAGTCAGCCATATCGATAACTTTAACTTGGTTCATATCGTTCAACAAACCTGTTGCGAAGTGTAAGTTAGAAGTTGTAGTTGCGATACCTGTGTTAGCAGCCAAACCGTTAGCCATAAAGATAGGAGTACCATCGAATGACAAAGATCCGTTAGTGTACCATTGAGTTCCCATATTGTTTGTACCGTTTGCTCCTAAACCTGATGCACCAAATCCACCCAAAGCACGGATGTATGCTTTAACGATGTTTTGAGATAAATACAATTTCAAGTCTGGTTGTCCGTACATACGTGCAGGAATAGCATCAACCAATTTACCGATTTCAGCAACAACGTTAGCAGCAGTAACTGTAGTACCAGCAACTTCTTGAGCAGAAGGTAAAGCAGCATCAGCAGCGATTTGAACTGCAATACCATCGAATTGACCTGCAGTTGCGTTAGCACCTGTCCAGATTGTTGTTTCCATAGAAGCAGCAACTTTGTCAGCAACGTATCCGATTAAATAATCAGAGAAAGATTTAGGAAGTACATCAAATGCAGAGTAACCCATCTCGTTTGCTTGCCAAGTTGAATGAAAGTCTTTTTTACAAAGTTGTAAGTTAACTTGGAATTCTTCAGGTTGAAGAACACGCTCAGTCAAAGTAACTGTAGATGTAGCGGTGAAATCACAAGTTGCGTTTTTCACGATGTCATCAGTACCTACTTTTTGAATAACTTGTTTGTACTTTACGTTCGGGTGGATAGTTAAACCACCTTGCTCTAATGTTGGAGCAGATAACAATGCAGCAGCAATGTATTTACCTGCGAACTCACCTGCGTAAGTTGTAGTAATTGACGTTGTAGTAGCCATTTTTTAAATTTTAATTAGTTAATATTATTTGTTTAATTTTTCAAAGATTGAATCCAAAGTTGTTCTTTGTCTGTTATTAGCAAATTTGAACATCTCAACTGTATTCATGTTTTCAGGATTGTGCATGATTGGTTTTGGCTCTTCTGAAAGTTCGGTTGCTTCAACTGCAACTTCGTCAACTTTAGAAAGCAATTCCAACTGTGCTTTCAATTCAATATTTTCTTGTTTTAATGCTTCGATTTCAGAGAAGAAAGTTTCTTTCACGATTGATTCGATAGTCTTTTTAGCAGCAGGTGCAGATGGCTCAGATGCCTCAACTTCAACTTCTACTTCAGCCTCAGGTGCAACTTCCTCTTCAACTACCTCTTCTTCTTTTACTGCCTCTTTAACTTCTTTGATGATACCTTCAACTTCAACTACTAAGATCATTCCGTTCTCTAATTCGTATTCTCCAACAGGTAAAGGAATCTTTTGCTCATCTTCAGTAACAACAAAAACTTCGTTGTCCATTTCAAATGCGTCTGCTTCAAGAACTGTAACTCCATCCATTAGCTTCATCATCTCAAGTTTAACTTCCATTCCTAAAAGTTCTTTGATTTTGTTAATTGTGTTATTTTTCATTTTTCGTTTTTATTTATTTTTATAATTATTTATCAAAAAAAGACTCACCCTGGGACGCTGTTCTTAAGGGTAGCGTGGTGAGTACTGTCATATTATTAAAAAACATCATTAGGTTTCTTATAACCATCAAGAGCTTTTACTAATTCTTTTCCGTTTTGTATTTCTTTTTTTAATGCAACTACTTCAGGCACATTGTTTATTTCTAATCCTAATTGTTTTGCAGCTTTTTCAAAGTCAGAAAGTCTTGCAGGTGCTTCATTGTTTACCCACTTGTAAATAGCATTTCTTTCATTCATCAAAATAGTATACGCTTTATTTGCTTCTACTACTCTTTGTTCAAAAGTATTAGCTACTTTATCAGCAGAACTCTCAGAACCTTGCAATATTTTTGTAGCTTCTTGCAAAGCCTTAATTGAAGCCAAATCAACTTTATGACTTGCTAACTCAGTAACCTCGTTGATTGCTGATACTTTCTTAAATACTTCGTTTAATCCCATTGTTCTTTTTTTTATTACAATATTAGAACGAATACACTTAAATTTTGTTGTATATTTGATGTTCAACTAACTGTAATTCAATTGAATAAAATTAAACGACAACGAAAGAAATGTGGTACTTATTTACCTAAAGAAGATGTAATTAATAAATTAAAACAATATCTTAAATCACAGAAAACAATATTGATTAAAACCTATACAGAAATAATTTCTTTTAATGAAAATATAAGTTTTGATGATGATTTGGATTTTAATGAAATATCAAAATCAGAAATATTAAATAGATATTTTAAATATGTTAAAATGTATGAGGAACTTGAAATGTATGATATTAAAACAATACATAAAGCATCTTTAAACTCTACAAAAAGAATGTTTCCATTTTACTATTGTAGAAAGTGTGATGATTTATCCAAGTATAATATTTTGTATAATAATATTACTTGTAATAAATGCGAACAAAAAAAATATTTAAAGTGGCAAAAAGAAAAGAAAAAAACAAACGATTCTTATAGATTTATTTGCAATACAAGGGCATTAATTCACATAACTATAAAAAATCAAGGATATAAAAAAAACACCAAAGCATCTAAAATATTAGGTTGCGATTGGGAAGTTTTCAAGACATATATTGAACGTAAATTCACTGAAGGTATGTCTTGGACTAATTATGGCAAATGGCATCTTGACCATATATACCCAATAAGTAAAGCCACCTCGTATGAAATGGCTTTAGAATTAAATCACTATACTAATTTTCAGCCTTTATGGGCAATAGATAATTTAAAAAAAGGAAATAAAATAATAGAAAAACAATTAACATTAATTTAATTATGGCAAAACAAAAATCAAAAGGTTTAGGAGATTCAATTGAAAAACTAACCGAAGTAACAGGAATTAAAAAAGTGGTTGAAATGTTTTCAGAAGCAACCGGTATAGATTGTGGATGCGATGAAAGAAAAGTTAAACTAAATAATTTATTTCCATACAACAGAAATATAAACTGTTTAAATAAATCAGATTATAACAAATTAACAAAGTATTTATCTGCTCAACAAAGTACTTTAAATGC